CTTCAACTTATAAAACATAGAGGTGTATATTGTCTAGAAATAGAGACAGGACTGGTGGTGCTCCCTCAGTCGCTCCACAAGCAGAACCCCCTGTCAACCAAATAATGAACAACAACGAATCGCAACATCCGTTTTCGTTCGTTGTTCCTACTGAGTTTGTGGCTTTGCCATCCGAAGGGAAGTATTATCCCCCGGGGCATCCGCTACATAACCAACCAAATATAGAAATCAAGCAAATGACAGCAAAAGAAGAAGATATTTTGACTTCTCAGTCGTTGCTAAAACAAGGTGTTGCTCTTGATCGAGTACTGCAGAGTATCATCGTAGATCATAGGATTAATGTTGGCTCCTTGCTTGTCGGTGATAGAAATGCCCTTTTAGTGGCATGTCGTGTTTCTGGCTATGGAAGTGATTATGCCACAAAGGTAACTTGCCCGGCATGCGGCACAGCGCAAGACTACACATTTGATTTAAACTCTCTTGAAGTAGAGCACGGAGGTATATTAGAAAATGTTGTTCGTAATTCCGACGGCACGTTTACAACAGTATTGCCTAAATCTAAGCTATCAGCCACATTTAGACTTTTAACG